CCCGATTCGCAAGCCTCAACCTTACCTTTATGTTTAAAAGTTTTGCCGATTTCATATTGGTAATCTCGACATTGCAAATCCTTGTTAAATCCTTTGTATGCGATAATTTCATTCTTGCTCATGATATTTGTCTCTAATTTCGTGTAAAAAAAGCCCTCTTTCGAGGGCAAATAGCTCAACAAAAGGAATCCGATTTAGCCACTCGGCAGGTGGTTTCTCTCTACCATCACAAACCGCACTTTTCACATTTCCCTTAATTCGCACTGAATCGGGTCTTTGCTTTCGCATTCGTCTCTTGAGATTGAAAATCGGTTCTTTGTAAATACGGTTTGCGATGGTGGCCGCCACAGGATTTGAACCTGCTATCCTACGATTATGAATCGTCCGCTTTTACCAATTAAGCTAAACGGCCAAAAGTGCCTGCATGCCCCCGCAGGCTAGGGCTGATGTCATCTTTGCTTGTCATTCGCATGTCATAACATCAGACTCTTGCTGAATTTGCGGTATGCCAATCCGCTAGTTGAAATTCCTTGAGCTGACTAACTCAGGATTCCCCTCTATTGGCTAGATAGAGGCTTTAGTATTAGCCAAGACATCAAAGATAAGTACGTCTATCTCGTCTTGCGTTGGCTAAGGTTTTTTATTACAAGTCCGTGGGGCGTTCGCCTTGCCCCCGACAGGTCTCAATCCGCATACTTCGGGATTTCCTTGGGATATAAGCAGCGCTGCCCTTGATCGTAGTAGCGCCTCTTTTCGCTACAATACGCACAGTTTTCTGCTTGGGGGTTACTCGACTTAAATCAGCCGATAACTTATATCTCGCATGAGTCCAGCAATGTTAAAGAGCGGTGAGATGTTGCGTTTCGCTGTATCTCGTTGGTATGGGTTGATTATCACAAATTGTGATTTTATTGTCAACACAATATGTGATTTTTTTATTAAATAAAAATCACATATTGTGATAATTTTATGATTTCAAAAGAAAAATAGTTTGAAAAAATTTTGCTTGATCGCTGGTTTTGTGAGCTGTGTCACAGAGAAAGTTCGGCTGAGCTATTTTTTTTGGGGGGCATGACGATTTTTGATCACTGCACATTTCACTCCTTTCGATGTTATTTTTGGGGTTTATAGGATCGTGGTGCCTATTTAATAAAATCAATGGCTTATATTGATTTTTATTCAATTTAAGATCCACCTGAGCCCCACGGTTCCCAGTATCAAAAGGAGTGATATTGGACTTTTTAGCCGGCGCTTTTGTGGTTTTTGATCAAGGGTGGTTGGTGTGAATCTTGGGCAAGAAAAAGCCCCTGTATGAGGGGCTTGGCGTTTTATTAGGTTAAAAGCGGTTTATCCTTAAGCTGCTCAAGTGCTTTATTGCAATAGCACGTCCTACTCACCGCTTCCGGCGATAGCTGCGGTGTTCAACCATCGTGCCAACTATCCGAATTTCTTCATTTAGTGATGATTTAACTGGATAATCTGAGTTAAGAGGCACTAATTCAAACTGTTCACGCCACAGATCGTCTGTACCGACAACACGATATTTTTTAAATGTGGCCTCATATTCACCATTTACTGCGACAACAAATTCACCGGCGATTGGTTTTATATTTGGATCAACGATAACAATATCACCCTCATAAAATTCAGGCTCCATTGAATCTCCTTTGATTGTCAAGGCAAACGAATCCTCGGAAACTTCTAGGCCTGTCAGGATATATTCATAATCCCCGATGGTATCTTTAAGATCATTTATCCCCGTCCATGTTCCTGCCTGTACATGGCTGATCAGAGGAACACTGTGTGAACCTAATGTAGCAGGAATTACATTATCCCCGCCAAATGCTAATTCAGCAGGATCTACCTTTAGCGCTTTTGCAATAACAGCTATATCGTCTAAATCCGGTGTTCTTGCGTCCGTTTCGTAGTTTGCAATTCTAGACTGCCCCCACTTTGTGCGATTTTCTCTATCATCTATTTTTTCACATAATTCTGCTAATTCTTTCTGTTTGAGACTTAACGTATTTCTAAATAATTTAATTCTTTCGGATAGCAAACTCATGACAAATCCCTCAATTAAGCGCTTATTAAAATAATATCACGCAATGAAATAAATCAAAATCACATAATAGGATTGCCTAAAATCACAAAAAGTGATTTAATGGCGTTTATGTAAATCACAAAAAAGGATATTTGATGAATAATATTGCAAAAATTAGAGGCGATATTGGTGTAACTCAAATTCAGCTCGCTAACGAGTTAGGATTTGGACAACCGCGTGTTGCTAACTATGAGAATGGATTACGAGTGCCTTCATTGCGCGATTGCCGGAAAATTGTTGCGGCATTAAACAAATTAGGGGCAACGGTCACCATCGATCGTGTATTTCCGCCGTCTGGTAATTAATTTACCAACGACAGCAGAAAAAATATTCAAGAAAAACAAGGATTTTTCATGAAGCACATACAGCAAATTTTGCACTTGGATTGCAAGAATAGTAGCGGCGGCATAACGGCGTTGGCGTTAGATCTTGGCAAGTCTGAGCGGATTTTATCAAACGAGCTGAACGTGAATATCGAGCAAAACAAACTCGGCTTTACGGACGCCGTAACATTGATTGGTATGACGCAGAGCAAGAAGACCGTTTCCGCAATCGCGCGGCAAATCGATCACGTTATCGTACCCACACCGAATTGTGACGGCAGTTGTGCCGATGTGGTGCAGCACTTTTTAGACATTTCAGCAAAGTGTGGCCAAGTCGGCGAGCGGATTAAAAACGCAGTACAGCCGGAATCGGATTTCGGGCGTGATTTGTCAAGGAAAGAGCGCTTGGAAATCTCGGAAGCGGTGGAATTGCTGATCGAAAAAGCGATCTGCTTGAAGCTGGAATTAGGGCAATAAAAAACCACCGTTGGAGCGGTGGTTAATCACTGTTTTTAAAAAAACTATATAAGCGAGGTAATTATGAACAATATTGCAGTAATAAGCAACAACAATTTAACGATGAGCAGTCGTGAGATTGCGGAATTGTGTGAAAAACGTCATGACAATGTTTTAAAACTCATTCGTGAATTGATTGCAGGGGGTGTCCTAAAAAATACGAGACCCCAGAACTATGTTCATTCACAAAACAATCAGGAATATACCGAATTTTTATCAGACAAGCGAGACAGCTTAGTGATTGTTGCTCGACTGTCACCTGAATTTACGGCGGCGGTGGTGGATCGTTGGCAAGAACTAGAAAACTACCGACAACAATCAACCGCACTTACCCCATCTCGCAAAGAGCTGGCATTAATGGTGATTCAGGCGGAGGAAGAAAAGGAACGCTTGCAGTTGGAAAATTTACAGATGAAGCCAAAGGCGGATTTTGTTGATCAATATGTTGATGTCGGGACCAGTAAATCATTGCGTGAAACTGCGAAGATTTTAAGAATGTCAGAAAAGGCGATGATCGCCAAACTAATTGATAATAAGGCCTTATTTAGACAGTCAGATAATCTTTTGCCATATGCGGATAAGTTATCAAAAGGGCTGTTTACAGTAAAAACGGGGACTACTGATCACGGACATAATTTCACTCAAACTCGCGTAACCGGAAAGGGTATCCAATGGATTGCATCGCGTTACGCTTCGGAGTTGATGGCATGAGATTTACTACACACATCAATAATCAAAAATGTCTCGAATGGGAATTTACGACACTTTCGCAGGGTGCGCTATTCGATTTGTTAAATCAGGCGTCATCTTGGGCGCAGGCGCATTATGTGGACGGTAAAACACTGTACTGGGTATCTCGCTCAATGGTGGTTGAGCAGCTGCCTTTAGCATACAAAAAAGAAGATACCGTTTACCGCGCTTTTAAAGAGTTCGCCGAAAAAGGGTTAATTGAATATATCAAATATGACGAAAAAGACCTGATTTGCTTAACTGAAAAAGGCAAAGAATGGAACTCGTTTACTCCTTCGAAAAGCTCGGATTTCAATCCGGAGGTCGGATTACAATCCGACGATACTCGGATCTCAATCCGAAAAGGCTCGGATCTCAATCCGACAGATAAATATATAAATAATAAATATATAAATAATAAAAACACATCGTCGCTGCAAGCAGCAACGCCCACAAAGCGGAAAGTAAAATTCTCTGATGATGATTTGAAATGCGCACAGTGGATTTTCGGCTTAGTGAAAAAACTCATCCCCACCGCAAAGCAACCAACATTCGATTCGTGGGCAAGGGATATTCGACTGATTCGAGAACGAGACGGGCGAACGCACCGTGAAATTTGCGAATTGTTTCAGTGGGCAAATCAAGATAGCTTCTGGGCGGCAAATGTACTTAGCCCGTCTAAGTTGCGAGAAAAGTGGAATCAACTTGAAGCCAAGCGCAAATCGAAATCAACGCCTAGCAAGATTGGCTGGGATGATAATCCATTCGATTTTATGAGCAACTGTGATGATTTAGTCGGTGAGGTAATTACAATCCCGCAAGACGTGGCAAAGGAGTTGG